CTCCTCCTCCACCAAAAGACCCTATGCAAGAAAATCCTCTTCTTATGGCAGCAATGGAAGAATTAAAATTAGAAAAAGAAAAAACAATGGCAACTCTTCAACAAAAACGTGAAGAGATGATGGTAGATATGAAAATGAAAGTATTAGAATTAGAAACAAAACTTAAAATTGCAGCAGAAAAAATTGATTCAGAAGAATTACGCAAAGCTGCTGATATTGAAAGTGATTTTATTAAACAAGGAAAACAATAATGGCACAAAATCCGTATTTACAAAATTTATTAAATATTAATCAAGGGGGTATGGGTTTATATAATTATAATTATAATTTACCAACGTATAATAATTTATTATCACAAGGTTTAACAGAGTCTCAAATTGAAGGATATGACCCACGTTTTAGTACGTTTAATCAATTTCCTTTTAAAACTAAACCTAATCCTCAACAAGATTTTGCACAATACGAAGTTGTTCCTCAAGTAGCAGGTCAAGTACCTGGAGGAGAAGAAGAAGAAGAAACAGAAGTTGATATAGATTACGGCAATTCAAATACTAATGATAATAATAGTTTTGAAGATATTACTACACAACGATACGGAACTATAAGAGACAACAATCCTGAAGTTTTAAATCTTTCTAATGTTCCTTTAAACGACATGTCTGAAAGTGAATTAATGGATTATGGTATGCGTAAAGGTTACATTGGCACAGACGGAATTTTATTAGGTCCACAACAAGCACAAACAGGTAAAATGGGTTTAATGGGTATGGCTTTATCTGGTCCTGCACAAATGATGAACGATAAAAAATACGGAATGTTTACTAAAGCTCTTGAAAAGAAAAATATGTATTTAGGAAATTATGGTGGAGATAGAAACAAAGCAAAGTTTGCTATGTTTTCTCCTAGTTATAAACAAGCATTACAAAAAGCAAATTTTTACAATAATAAATTAGGTAACATTGGTACAAATACAAATATTAAAATACCTGGTACTGCAAAATCTGTATCAGGAATAATTAATCAATATGTTCCAACAGGAGTAGGTGCAGATAAAGACCCTAACACAGTTCAATATCATACAAGTACAGGTGGTTATTATAATGGTAATGGAAATTTTATAACTGGTTATGGACAACAAGTTGCTTTTGGTTCTTTGCAAGATGCAGTTGATACAATTATGGCAGCAGCTCAAAGTGGAAATATTTCAACAGTACCAGATAAATTTTTAACTCCTGAATATATTAAAACAATAAGAGCATTAATTAAACGTGGAGATTTTACGCAAGATCAAGGTAATAACATTATAACTGCAATTAATGAACTTAATACTATAAATAAACCTAAAAAAGAAACTAACAAAAAGAAAGATTACGAACCTAAATATAATTCAGGTGGTAATGATGGAACTACACAAGCAGATGTTAATAATAACAATAATAATAATAATAATAATATATTTGTTCCATATTCAAGTGGCAGTAATCTTTATCAAGGAAATACAAGTTACGGAGACGCAGACGATTATACTGATGATAGTTCAGGAGTATAAAATATGTCAAAAGAAATACATCTAGGAACTCAAGCAAAGAGAATACTAGAAGACGAAATTTTTACTGATGCAGTAAAAAAAATCGAAGAAAGATTAAATCAGGAATGGTTAGCATCTCCTCTTCGAGATACAGAAGCAAGAGAAAAAATATTTCTCATGCGTAAAATGTTGGAATCACTTATCAACGAAATTACTTCTGTCATGGAGACAGGAAAATTGGCGAATAAGACATTGACCGACATTCAAGAAACAAAAATTTTTAATTAAAAATTAAGGAGATTATATGGCAGATCAACCTGTAAAGGAATCTGTTGCTTTATCACAGCAAACAGCAGAAAGTGAAATCATCAACCTTTTAGGTTCTTCGCAAGAAGACCAAGCTACGGGGAATGAAGACACAACACAAGAGACACCTGTAGAGCAATCTACTAAAGTTGAAAGTGAAACGCAGGAATTAACCCCTGACGATTTGGAATTAGTATCGGAAGACACCACAACGGAAACTGACGAGCAACTTTTTGATGTCAAAGTCAATGGCGAGACAATTAAAGTTACTTTAGAAGAATTACAAAGTGGTTATGCTAAAGATTCTGATTACCGACAAAAAACATCTAAACTAAGTGAAGAACGTAGAACCCTAGAGGCAGAACGTCAAAAAATTTTAGATGAAATGAACGTGGCTAATCAAAAAAAATCCGAATACGTTCAACGACTTGAAGAAGTTGTAAGTAATTTTGATAAACCTAGTATGTCCGAAGCCGATTTGGAAAAACTCTATGAAGAAGACCCAACGGAATATGTAAAGGCACAAGCTAGAATTACAAAAGAACGTGAACATCAGAATAATTTACGAGCTCAATTAGATAGCGAAAAACAAGAACAACAAGTTCAATATCAACAGAAATTAAATACTGTTCTAAAACAAGAACAAGAAAAGTTGATTGAAAAATTACCTGTTCTTGGCGACCCTAATAAAGCTCCTAAAGTCCAAAATGATATTAAAAACTTTTTAGTATCACAAGGATTTACCGATACGGAACTACAAAATTTAACCGATCATAGAACAGTTTTGGTAGCGTACAACGCAATGCAATTAGACAATTTAAAAAAAGCAAAACTAGACGGAAAAAAAATTAAACGAGTTCCCAGGGTAGCAACTTCTGGTTCACAAACAACTACATCTACACCTTCTGAAAGTTCGTCTGCGATTCAACAAGCAATGGCTTCTCAAAGTAAAACTCCCACTAAGGGGAATGATAGGAAAACAAAAGATGCTTTCCTAGCATGGACAGAAGCCCAACAACTTTAGGAGAAAATTATCATGGCACAGCCAGGAAATACTTTCGATACCTATGATATGAAAGGCATACGTGAGCAGTTATCTGATATTATATATAATATTAGTCCAACTGATACACCAATGTTTTCTAGCATGGGTAAAGGCAAAGCTACTAACACACAGTTTAAGTGGCTCACAGACTCTTTAGCAGCAGCAAGTGCATCAAACTTTCAAGTAGAAGGAGATGACTATTCTGCTACAGCACAAAGTGCAACTCAAGAGCTTCACAACTATACGCAAATTTACGCAAAAAACTTTATCATTACTGGTACTGACGATGCTGTAGATGCTGCTGGGAGAGCTACTCAATTAGCATATTCCCTCGCAAAAAATTCGAAAGAATTAAAGCGTGATGTAGAAGCAGGTATCTGCCAAGCTACTGCAATCCCAACTGTAGGTGCGTCTAACGCAGCTAGAAAAACAGCAGGATTATTAACTTGGATAGGAACTAACTCTTCATTAGGAGCAAATGGTGCTAATGCAAACAAAACCAATGGTGTACCTTCTGGTACAAGAACTGATGGTACTGTAAGAGCATTTACTGAAACTATGTTAAAAGAAGTTATTAGAGAATGTTATGTTTCAGGTGGTAACCCAGACACTATTATGGTGGGTCCATTTAACAAACAAGCTATCTCTGGTTTCACAGGTGGTTCAACTGCTATTAGAGAAGTACCTGCAAAAACTATTGTTGCAAGTATAGATGTTTACCAAAGTGATTTTGGAACATTAACAGTAAAACCCAATAGGTTTCAAAGAGACAGAGATTGTTTCGTATTAGATTCTGAATTTTGGGGTTTCAATGTTTTAAGACCTTTTGTAAATTCACAACTTGCTAAAACAGGTGATAACACTCACATGTTATTACTTATGGAAGGTGGAGTCGTTTCAAGAAACGAAGCATCTTCAGGTATAGTTGCAGATTTAACTACTTCTTAATTTTAGGTTAAGTTAAGAACACAAAGGGGGCTTCGGCCCCCTTATTTATTGAAGAATATTTTATTCAGAACAATAGGAAAAACAAATGAGAACTTTAAACGATTATTTTTTAATGGGTGGTAATATGACAGCTATCCAAACAGCAAACAATGCAAGTCCTGTGGTAGTAGTACCAGATGCAGGAAGAATTAAAGCAATTTTAATGAATGTGCATACAGTAATAGGAGCTAATACAACTTTTGACATTATGATTAATGGTGTTGATTCTGGTATTGATGCAACATTGCCAAATGGAACAGCAGACGAAAGTGGTGTTGAATTATATATTGGCGATGGTTTAGACGTAGCTCTTGGCGATGCAATTAATATTCAAAGTAACGGAGAACAATCTGCTGCAACAACTGCTGATTTAACTTACGTTATTCGAAGATAAGGAAAAATTATGGCACATACATATCAATACAGACCTTTTTCATACGCAGTACAAGATCATTCAGGAGCAGGTGTTTTAACTACAGCTATTGGAGCTGATGTTAATATAGTTCATATATCTACAACTGTTGCTGCATATATAAAATTAGAAGGAACGGCTGCAAATAAAGATGGAATGTTGTTAAGTGCAAATGATTCTATAACAATGAAATGTAGTCCTTCCGATGTAGTTTCTGCATACGCAATAGGAGCAGGACAAATTTCAGTAACAGAGATGTCTTCATAATGACTAAATATTCTATTTCAAAAGATATTGTTGATACAAACTTTATTGAAGATAAAAGCGAAGGTAAATTTCATATTGAAAGAACTCAAGACTTAACTCCTGTTATAGAAGAAAATAAAAGAAAACAAAACCTTGGGGAAGGTGTAAGTAAGTCTAAAGAACTTAATCATGTTGCATCTATCCCTTTGGTTATTGTTGAACAATTAGCAAAACAAAAAATTATGTCTCCTAATGGAAATATATTAGACCCTGTTCGTTTTAAAAAATGGTTAAACGATTCAGACAATAGAGCATTTCGAGTATGGACAGGAACAGTTTAAATGGCATTAGATACTTACACAAATTTAAAAACAGAAATAGCAAATTATCTTAACAGAGATGATTTAACTACAAACATAGATACGTTTATTGATTTAGCAGAATCACGACATGCAAAAGATTTACGTTTGCGTGAGATGGCTGTTGATACAACAACAAATACAGTTGCAGGTACAAAACATATTTCATTACCTGCTGGTTTTTTAGAATTTATTTCTGTGCAAAATACTTCTGCAAGTCCTCAAACAGAATTACAATATATGGCTCCTAATGAATTAAACAGAGTGTATATTGATTCTGGTAATGGTATGCCTGTGTATTACACAATTATAGGAGATAAAATGTATTTTGGTCCATCTCCTGATAGTGCTTACACAATTAATATGTTTTATTATAAACGTATAACTGGTTTATCAGACTCTAATACAACAAACGATATTTTAACTAACTATCCTGAATTATATTTGTATGGAAGTATTTTAGAAGCAACTCCTTTTATTCAAAATGATGAACGACTTCCTGTATGGGCTAATCTTTTTAATGAAGCAGTACAGAAAGCAAATTTAAGTGATGATAAAGGAAAACATTCTTCTACACCAATACAAATGACTTCTACGCAATTCTCTCCTAAACGAAGAGTTTACTAATGATACCTTTTGGCGAATTACAAACTGATTTACCAACGTACCAAAACACAGGAGCTATTCAAGCTGATAATGTTTTACCTTTAAGAATTGGTTATAAATCATTACCTGGTTTTCAAGAATTAAGTACAACAGGTCTAACAGGAAATGCTGTTGGTTTATTTACTGCCTTTAACGCAGGAGGTACTACTAACTACGCAGGAGACGCAACAAAATTATATCAAATGAACTCTAGTCAAGAGTTTGTAGATAAATCTAAAGCAGGTGGTTACAATAATTCTACAACAGAAGGTGCAAGAGACTTTTGGGCTTACACACAATTTGGAACAAATATTATTGCAGCTAATCACGCAGATAATATTCAAAAATTTAACGAAGGAACAGACTCAGCTTTTTCTGATTTAGTTTCTTTTAAAGCAAAATATTTAGCTGTTATTCGTGATTTTGTTTTTACAGGTTACACAACAGAAAGTGGTACTTCGTATAACCAACGTGTTAAATGGAGTGGGTTAAATAATGTATCACAATGGACACCTTCACAAACTACGCAATCAGGATTTCAAGACGTTGTTGGTCCTCATGGTAATATTCAAGCAATTATTGGTGGAGAAAGTTTTGGTATAATATTTTTTGAACGAGCAATTTATCGTGTTAGTTATGTTGGAACTCCCCTTATATTTACCTTTGAAAAGATTTCTGACAACATAGGTTTATTTGCTCCTCGTTCTGTTTGTTCGTTTGGTAATATGATTTTCTTCTTAGCTCAAGACGGATTTTATAAATTAACTGGTGGACAACAATTAACACCAATAGGTGAAGGTAAAGTAGATAACTATTTTTTTGAAGACTTAGCATCTAACTTAGATGGAATATGTGCTGCTGTGGACCCAAATAACAGTTGTGTATTTTGGTCTTATCGAGGTGGTGCAACAGGTTCTACAACAGGCGATATAAATAATAAATTATTAATTTATAATTATTCGGTTGATAGATTTAGCACAGGGTCAAGTATGGATATTCAATATATTGCAACTGCTTCCCAAGAGGCTTTTACCACATTAGAAAGTTTAGATAAATTAGGCACATTAGATAATTTACCTAAATCTTTAGACTCCTATTATTATGGAGAAGGTATTGTTGGTCTTGCAGGATTTAGTGGCGATAAAAAATTTGGAAAATTTATTGCAACAAGTTTAACAGCTACAGTTGATACAACAGAATTTGAAGGTGCTAAAGGAAGACGATCTACGTTAATTTCTTCTACACCTATTGTTGATGGGGTAGGAGGAACATCTGTTACAGTAACTCCTTTATCAAGATCATCACAGTTAGATACAGTAAATGTTGGAACAGCAGTTTCAACTTTAACAAATGGTTCGTGTCCTATGCGATCTACAAGTAGATTTCATCGTATGCGAGTAAAAGTAACAGGAAATTTTACAACAATGTCAGGAGTAGAAATAGAAGCAAGGCCAGAAGGTAAACGATAATGGCAACAAACCAATATCCTAATGTCCCTATTTCTATGCCAGACCACGATCTGCATTTGCGATTAATTGCTTCGTCATTAAATAATACTATTGACGGAAAAATAAATTCAACAGGAAGCATTACTTTGACAGCTAATACAACTACATCAACATTAACCAATGCTCGTATAGGTGAAAATTCAACTATTGTTTTTATGCCAACAACAGCAAATGGACGTACAGCATTAAATACGTTGTATGTTTCTGCTAGAGTCAATGGTTCAGCAACATTAACACATGCCAGTTCAGGAAACACAGATCAAACACTCGGATTCACTATCTTCGGATAGTCAAATAAGTTACGTTCCTCCCAAAGATGTAGGCTTAATTTGGAAACAGATTGAGCCTCTTCTTTTAAAGCCATTAGAGATTGATGGTTTTGCCTACATGCCTAAAGATATTTTTGACAGTTTGTTAAAAAAGAAAATGCAATTATGGATTTCGTGGAATGTAAAACAAAACAATGTGGAAGCAGCTATTGTTACAGAAATAATAGATTATCCACGTTTACGTTCTTGTCGTTATTTTTTAGCAGGAGGAACAAATATGAAGTCTTGGTTTAATCCTATTAAAGAACAGATTGAACAATGGGCTAAATTAAACAAATGCCAACGCATAGAACTCGTTGGACGTAAAGGTTGGGTAAAATGGTTACGAGATTACAAACAAAAACACATAATATTAATGAAGGATTTAACAAATGAGTAAAGGTGCAGGAGAAGCAAGAACAGTTTCCAATGTAGAGCCATGGGAAACACAAATTCCTTATTTACAAGAAGGATTTAAAAGAGCAGAAAGTTTATACCAAGCTCCAGGACCAAATTATTTTCCTGGTCAAACGTATGTTGATTTTTCGCCACAAACAGATTTCGCTTTAAAAGCACAAGAAGCAAGAGCATTACAAGGTTCGCCTTTAATGGGTCAAGCTAATACAGAAATGCTTAAACAGTTAAAAGGAGATTACTTAGACCCAACAAGTAATCCTTTTATAACTAACCTTTATAATAAATTAGCAGGAGACGTTACCTCTGGTGTTCAATCTCAATTTACATCAGCAGGACGTTTAGGTAGTGGTGCTAATCAAGAAGTATTAGCAGGTGCTCTTGGAGATTTAGGAACACAATTATACGGACAAAATTATATGTCGGAACGAGCTAACATGAACAATGCTTTAATGGCAGCTCCTCAAATGTCGCAAACAGATTACGATGATATTTTACGTTTACGTCAAGTAGGTGCTGAACGTGAGGGATTACAAGAATCTGCCCTAGCTGATGCAATGAATCGCTATCAATACCAACAAGCTCTCCCATATGAAAAGTTAAGAAACTATCAAGCTGCAACAGGTGGTTCGTATGGTCAAACACAAACTAATGTTCAACCTCTTCAACGTAATTTAGCAGCAGGTTTATTATCTGGTGGTCTAGCAGGTGCAGAAATGGGAAGTTTAATGCAAAGCACTAATCCTATGTTTGCTGCTGGTGGAGCATTACTCGGAGCATTCATGTAATGGGTATATTAGATGCATTAATGAGTTCAGACCCAATGGTGTCGGCTCAACGTAGAGGAATTTTAGAACAACTAGCTTCCATGTCAGGAGCTCAACCTATTGCTCCAAATATGGGAAAATTAGCAGGTGCAGTATCAGCAGGAGCAAGACAAGGTAAAAGAGATTACATGGCTGATGAAATGGCTAAATTTCAATACATGACAATGGACGATGGTTCATTTGTTAAATTTAATAA